AGATGTGTATAAGAGACAGCTCTTACACATAAGAGCCGCTTACCGGCCTGCTGCTGATGGTGTCGTAGCCGGTGCTCTTGGAGATTTGCACCTTGACGCCGACGCCCCATTTCTCTGCGGTTTTGGTGGAGTTCGAGAAGATGTGCTTGAGGCCGATGGTGGCGAGCTCCCATGTGGGATTGTCGTCGAAGGCGTTGTTGCACACGGAGACGACGACGTCCTCCGCCGCCGCGTAGTACTGCAGGGACACGAGAATTTTCTCGGCTGCGGCGTCGGTCTCGATGGGGCCGACGATGTACTCGATGCCGGTGACACTGCGGGTGAAAGTGGTCGTCCGTGTGGCACTGTTGCCGAGGGTGTCCGTGACCTTGACCTGCATGGTGTGCTGCCCGTTCGACAGGGCCGCGAACTGCGCCTCTGTGAGGGCGAAGGTGTAGGTCTGGTTTCTCACGGCGTCCTCGATTGTGCGGATTTCGTTCCCGTCGAGGCTTTCGACGACGGTGAGCTCATCGTCGGTGTCTTGGTCGTTCACGGTGTAGGCCATCGAGGGCGGGCTCGTGACGGTGCCGAGGTCGGTGTCGGTGCCGCTGATGGTGGGGTCTACGTTGTGGACAACGGTTTTGACCGTGCTGCTGGTGTAGCCGCTGTACGCTCCGTTGACGTCCTTCGCCCGGACACGCCACTGAACCGTGTTTGCGCTGGTGCCGACGCCGGTGTCGTCGTAGCTGGTGGCGCTGCCGGTGTAGACGTTCGTCCACGCGCCGCTGTTGATGCTCCGCTCGAGCTCGTAGGTGATTGCGCCGCCCTCGGGGTCTACGCTGGCCGCCCACGAGATTTCTGCGGTCTTCCCGCTGCGTACTTCGTCCGGGACGGTGATGCTGGGCGGGGTCGTCGGGGCTTGGTTCCATACAATCGTGTACGCGCCATCGCTGTCCGGGCTGTCAGATACCAAGATTGAAGATGACAGATTCAAAGCCGGGCGGACGCCGTAGCTGCCGATGTACGCGTAGCTGTCGTAGAGCGTCCCGTCCGAGACCACGCGGCGGACGTAGGTCGAGTCCGACGCGTCCGGGGAGCGCAGGTAGTAGTACCAGTACTGGGATGCGCTCAACGAACTTGTCTTGTACTCACTGTTGCTGACGGCCTGCGCGGTGGGGCGGCACTGGCGGCCGGAGTTGTCGCTGAACATGGCGAGGGTAGAGCCCTCCGAGACGCCGTTCTCTGCGCCGAGGCCGACTTCCGCCTTGGACAGCAGGAAGACCTTGTCCGTGACGGTCTCGGAGCCGCCGCCGTCAACGCTGGCCTTTGCTACGGTGAGGGTAGTGTTGAGGATAGCGGCGAGCATCTGGGCCGAGAAGCCGGTGAGGAAGCCCGCCTCATCGTCGTACTCATTGTAGCCGTCCCACACATTGGCGTTGGTGGGCGCTGCGTCTGCGCCGTGCTGCGCTTGATACCACGGCGAGCCAGACTTGTTCAGCCACTGCCGGAGGTTAGAAAGGGAATACCTGTTGTTGCCGTAGTTCCGGCGGCTGCTGTCGCCGTTGCCACTCTCCTTCGCGTCGAAGCAGGCGAGCTTGAGGATGTTCGCCGCGACGAGGGTGACGGAGTTCGCCGGGTACCCGGCGTGGTTCTTGTCACCTATCTCCCAGATGATAGGGACGCCGTAGTAGGTCGTGCTGGTGTCTTTGACCTTTGCCCTAACGGGCAGGGCGCTGATTGATTGAGACATCTGCTGTTTCGCTCCTTTCAAAAATCTCATTGTAGAGTTGGTCGTATTTCTGTATGAGCGCGTGGCAATCGCCGTGGGAAGCGTGTGACCGCCAGCTCTGGTAGCTCTCGGTGATTTTCTCCTTGGTGATGGCTCCGCTCTCGTACATGACCTTGTACTTCCGCAGTTTCCGTTTCATCCGCTCGCGGCTGGCCCGGCGCAGCTTGCGGACGACCTTTCCGGTGTCCGTGAGATAGCTGTGGAAGCCGAGAAAATCCAGTCCGTTACGGAGGGGAAATATCTGCGTCTTGTCATTGAGCTCGAGCCCTCGCTCCGCGAGGTGCTCCGATATGGCCTTCCATGCGGCCCGGAGGGTGTCTTTGCTTTCGTGGATGATGTAGAAGTCGTCCATGTATCTCCCGTAGTAGCGGAAGCGGAAGCCCTCTTTCATGAGGTGGTCGAGCTTGTTGAGGTATAAGAGCGCGAATACTTGGCTGCTCTGGTTGCCTATTGGGATGCCGACGTTGCCCGGTGTGCTGTCGATGATGAGGTCGGTGAGCGCGAGGCTCCTTTCGTCGTCGAGCAGCTCCCGGACGTCCTGCTTGAGGATGTCGTGCCGGATGCTGGCGAAGTAGTGGTGGACGTCCGCTTTCAGTACCCATCCGTCTGCGCTGCCGTGCCTGCGGTAATACTCCCGCATGAAGTCGCGTAGCCGGTTGAGGCCGAAGTGGGTTCCCTTGCCTATCTGCGAGCCGTAGTTGTCGAGAATGAAAGGACGGGTGAGGACGTCGTAGAAAATGGTGTCGCAAAAGGCGTGTTGGACGATTTTGTCCTTGAAGGAGTTGGTCTGAATGAGCCTTTTCTTCGGCTCGAAGACATAAAACTCCCGGTAGCCGCCGGGGCGGTATGTGCCGGTGCTCAACTCCTCTTGCAGGACGGCGATAGCCTCGAGGGCGTTCATCTCCACCTTGGCGACGGTGTTCTTCCACCTCTTGCCGCGCCGGGATGCCCGGTAGGCGTTGTAGAGCGTTTCAAATTCGTAGACGGTATCAAAATTGACCTTCGTTTTCTGCATCTGCTTGGGCTCCTCCGAACACCGCAAAAGCCCCGAGGCCCTTGCGGGCTCCGGGGCGTCGGTGCTATGTGTTTATCCTCGGCGGTATGCCTTTGGACGGGATATTCCTTCCTTTGATGGGTGGGCCTCTGCTTTCGGCCCCGCCGCAGCGGGGTCTACTTGGTCGCGGTAAATTCCACCGAAGCCGGGCGGACGCCGTTGTTGCCGTTGTACGCGTTGTTGTTGTTGAGCGTCCCGTCCGAGTTCACGTTGCGGACGTTGTTCGAGTTCGACGCGTTCGGGGAGCGCACTACGCACAACAAAAGTCGATGCCGTACAAGGAATACCCCAATGAAACGCCGTCAGCCTTTCGGGCTGAACCGCGCTGCATCCTTTTTCCGCCACGAAGCTGTGAGGTTCTTGACGTCGAGTATCTTCTTCGTCCAGTCCTCGCAGCGGCGGATGTCGATGTAGCCCCTTTCGAGGGCTATGTCGAGTAGGTTGAGGAGGAGCTTACATTTCGTAAGAGCTCTCTTTTGAAGGTCGAGGCGTTCTGCTGTCTCTGCGGCGCTGCGAGGGAATATCTCGTTCGCCTCTATGAGGCATTCCAGAACGTCGAGGGCCGCTGTCTCCATCCGCTGTGAAAGTGTGAAGCGGACGCTTTTCGGAAACACCTTATTGCTGGCCCACATGGTATGGTTCACAAGGTCTTTGGCCTTGCTTATGGCGGTGAGTTCGCCGGGCTTGCCGTTCGTAGCAGACACCTCCTTTCGGCGAGGGCGTCGAGCTCCTCTTGGCTGATGCCCTCCACTTCGAGTACGCCTTTCTTCACTGTGATGCTCACCTGCCTGCCGTCTATGCTGGTGCCGGTGAGATACAGCCCGTCATGCCGCCTGCACGGGCAGGGCGTCTCCAATTCGGAAATGAGGTGCGGTATGAGACAGGCGGCGGTCTCCTCCGTGCAGAGAACCGCCGCCGTCATGCCTCGATGAGCCTCGCTGTCTGGTTCCACACGCCGTCAATGATGGTGACGTTGGAAAGGGTTGCGAAGTCCGCGCTGAACGTGATGCCGCCGGGCATATCCCCGCTGATGAGGTCGGAAAGAAGGTCGATTTCGTCCCCGTAGTCGTCGAGGATTTCTTGCAGGCCGGCGATGTCGGAAATTTCGTGCCCGTGGCCGATGAGCGCGTAGTTGGCGAGGTCTGCCATCGTGGCGAAGGCGTCCGGGTTGATGATGGCGGTGACGATGCTGACGCTCGAGACAATGGTAACGAGCGTGAAGGTCGCCAGCTTGTTCACGGCGTCGCCGTCCGGGCGTATCCATTCCGGGTGTTCCTGCAGGGAGAGGTAGGTGTAGAGGATTTCTCCTTCGTCCGGGTCTGTGGCCCAGAGGCCAAGCTCCGTAGCGTTGAAGCCGGTCTCGACGCCGACACTGCTGACCTGCGCGACGATGGAGACTTCTCCGTTGTTGCTGTTGGCGATGGAGGCAATCATGCCGTCCATAACTTCGTGCCCGAGGTCTGTCATGCTGTCCGGGCTGCTGCCCGAAGGAATGCTCCCGTCGCCGACGCTGACGCGGGTGAATTGCAGTCCCTCCCCCGAGGCCATGAGCTTGGCGATGAGGTCGTTCCCTTTTTGGGTGAGGTAGCTGCCGTCGTTGTAGCCGATTTCTGGCATTGTGCTGTTCCTCCTGTCTGTTTAATATGCTGGCCGGATTGTGATGTGGGCCAGTTCGTAGGCGTAGCTGTTGAGGTAGACGGTGTTGCTGGCCCTGCGGTTGATGACCGGGGGCCTTATCGTCATTCTCGACGAGATGGCTGCCCCGGTATTGAGGTAGAGCGTCGCTTCGTTCCGCCGGTAGGTGCGGAGGAAAAGCCTCATCCCGACGCCCGCTGCGACGATGCGCTTCATGACGCCGGCGATGAGCTCCGCCGTGTCAATCTTCTCGGCTTCGAGGTCTGCTTCGTCAACATATATCCACACCTTCGCGGGGAAAACTTCGTCGAGGTCTACTTGCTCCGGCTCGATGTCGAAAAGGGTCGCCGCCGCATTGATGACGGTCTCGATGTCGCCGCCGGAGAGGAGGCTTATCATCTTGACCTTAATCAGCAGGCGGTAGAAGGCGTCAGGAGCCCCGTCTCGGGCTACGCCGAAGTTCTCCCCGTAGCGGTCTAATACCGCGCCCTGCGCGTTGTCAAGGTCGTCCCAGAGGAGTATCTTGTCGCTCTGGTCGTGGACAAGCTCAAGGCCCCACGCAAGGGTGTTGAACAGCCGTCCGATGTTGGTCTCGAGGGGGAGGCTGCTGTATGCGTTCCTCACGTCGTCCCGGTTGTACGCGCCGGTGAGCATATCAAGCATTGTGTGTAGGTAGCCGTGGCTCATGAGACGCTCACCTTCGCTTTCTCGGTGTATGCCTTCTCTCTGGTGTCTACCTCGATGTTGTAGGTGCCGTAGTCGCTGCCGTCCGGGCTGGTCTGGAGGGTGAAGTCGAGGACGCCGGGGATGGTGTAGATGACCTCCGGGAGCCGGTTGTAATACACGGTCTCTCCGATGGTCGTCCCGCCTTTCACGTCGCTGCCGATGTAGTCGATGAGGGCCTGCGCGATTTGGTCTTTTCCGTCCACAGGGAAGCGGTTGGCGTCCGTCTCGAGGTCTGTGACCTTAATCCACACAGGCACGAGGGTCGGCCTCGAGAATTTGATGTTGTAGGTGACGCCGCTGGAAGACAGGACGGCGACGGTGGTGCTTCCGTAGGTCTGGATGCCTGCCGCCTTGCGCCGGAAAATCTGCTGCGCGACGTCGCTGTCGAGCCCGCCGTAGACGACAGCCTCGATGCTGTGCGGGGGGAGGCCCTCGCTGTCTGTTTCGTCGGTGTCGTTCTCGTACACGATGGCCGAGTAGACGCCTTCGACGTTCTGCAAAATCTCGCCCCGGATGGCGTCTGCGTTGACGCCGCCGGCATAGTCCACGGATTGGTAATACCTGTCCCGGTATTCCTCATCTGTCTCGCGGGCCCGGCCTCCGTCGAAGGCTGCCGGGTTCGTGACCGCCGTTATTCCCTCCGGGATGCCGGGGTTGATGACGACGGTGACGGTGCCCGCTGCTACGTTGCCCTCTGGGCCCGCTGTGGTGGCCTGTGCGGGCAGAAGGACGGTTCCCCCTGTTCCTATCTCCCCCTGCGCCATGACGACGAATTGGAGGCCCGCTACGGTTCCTGCGAGCCACCCTACGGGGACGATGGTTCCCGGCGTACCTGTGATTTGGAGGTAGCCGCTCGACTTCTGCTCCGACAGGAGCTTGAGGCCGATGGCCTTGCCGAGGTTGTAGAGAGAAGTTCCTACCGCCGTGTCAACGAAGCGCGAGTTGTAGACGTCCTCGATGGTGGAAAAGAGCATATTCAAAATCCATGCGAAAATCCGCAGGAACAGGCCAATGGGCGAACGGACGGTGAGGTTCGCCTTGCTGCCGAACAGCTCCCTTGCCTTGTACTCGAGGGCGTCAAGAAGCTCGGTGTATGTGGGCCTTCGGAAGCCTCGCTCCGTGAGGCCCCATTCGTTTTGTGTGCTCACTGCTGCGTCACCTCCATGCTGATGGTCTGGCCGCTGTAAAGGGTGCCGGAGAAGGCGACGTTGAGCTCGCGCCCGTCTGTCTCTGCGTCAAGCTGGTCTATCTGCTCGACGTCCGTCTCTTGGAAGATGGCCTCCCGTAGTACCTCCTCGACCTCATCGCTCTCGAGGTCGGAGCGCCGCCGTCCGAAGATGCGCTCGTAGTCGGTGCCGTGGCTCTCGTCGAGAGGGAAGCCGCCCTTCCACGTGAGAAGGGTAAGCCGGACGCACTGCGCCGTGGTTTCGTCGCCGTAGATGAGCACCATGTTCCCGTCTTCGTCGATGGGAATGTCCATCGTCTCGGGGTCGATTTTCAACGTCATGTTTCTGTCCACTTGCTTCCCTCCTTTACTGCGGTGGTGATGTCTGCCCGTCCGGGCAGGTGTGTGTATGGCTCTTGAGGCTGACGCCTCCGGCGATGACGTCGCCCGTGGCCGTGATGCTGCCGGTGACGGTAACGTCCCCAGTGACAGCAACATCGCCGATGATGGTGATGTCTCCCGTGACCTTCGTGTCTCCGAGAACTTCGATGCCGTCCTCCTTGACGACGAGGTAGATGGAGCCGCCCTCTGTTCCGATGGCGTATCCGTCCGGGAGGCTGTTGCTGGCGCTGCCGGGCAGGATGCCGCCGATGAATATGGCGTCGGTGGCCGAGTGATTGCGCTCTGTGTTTGGCTCTCCCTCGGTGCCGCTGCTCACGGCGTTGTCGATGTCATGGTCGCAGAAGACCACGAGGCCGATGTCTCCGGCCTTGTAGGCGACCTTCTTGGAGAAGCCTCCGCCCCTGTCGCACACGATGGGGACGCCGAGGATTGGAGGCTGGCTCTGGTAGGTTCCCTGCTCGAGCCTTTTGGAGATTGGCTGCACATCGACGGTCTGCTTCGCACCATCGTAGGCCGTGACCTTGACGATTTGGGCGACGTTGATGGCCTCTGCCGCTTTCTTCTTCTGCTGCTGCTCGTATCTGTACTGCGGCGTGTTCATGTGGGCCTCACCTCGATTTCTGTCTTCCAGTCGCCGCTTTGGCTGCCCTTGTGGGTGCCCCGGACGATGATAAACTGCCCGTTGAGGTCGCTCGACTGGATGCGGATGATGTCGGCGGGGCCGAGGTGGTAGTTGAGAAGGCTGTTCCGCTTCTTGGTTTGGGCTTCTTCGTCCTTCTCCTCGGTGGTCTTCTTGGTGTCGAGGTCGGTCTCGACCTCGATGACGACCTTTTCCTCATCCGTGCGGAGGAGGCCGGTCTCCGGCGATAGCAGGTAGCCTTTGTTCACGCCGTCCGTCGGGTTGTTGATGATGATTTTCCCGCAGCGGATGAGGAACCGGCTCTTGCAGTCGCTCACGACGATTTCCTTCAAAACGTCCTTGAGCTTTCCTTTGCATACCCTCCCGCGAGGATATTCCTTGTCGATGGCGAGCTCAAAGGTTCCGACTTCGATGCCGAAGATGTTGAGAAGGTCTTGCACCATCGCCTTCGCCTTTATGCTCTTGGTGTAGGTCTTGTTGACCTGTGCCGTGAGCCATTGGTCGAGGGCCTCCGTGGCCGTGATTTTGGTCGTCCATTCTGTGCTACTGTGCTTGTGGGAAAGGCCGGACACCTGCCCGACGAAGATGACGCCGAGGTCTCCTTCGTAGCCGGCATTGATGATGACCGGGTCTCCCTTCTTGATGCTGTTCCGGGTGTTCGCCGACAGGTTGTAGGCGTTGACGGTGGCCGTTGTGAGCTCATCACTGTCCTCGAACGGAACCTCGAAGTCGAAGGCGAGGTCGTCCATCGAGTATCTGTTCCCCCCGATTTGGAGGGTCGCGCTGCGGAGCCAGAAGTCCATCACTCGACCCTCCTCTCGTGGAGGTACAGCTTGACTTGCTTCCCGAAGTTGTCGAACGTCACTGTGTCGATGTCTTCCCCGGTGAGGCATTGAGGGATGATGACCGGGAGGGGGAAGCGTTCGTCTTCCACGCTCCCGAAAAGGGGCCGCCCGTAGCGAACAATGTCGCCGTAGACGAGCGGCTCCCCGTCACTGGTGGCGAGGTCTACTGTGAAGAAGCTCCCCGCCTCGTTGTACTTGACCGTGAAAGTATAGGTCTTGTCCGTGAGCTTGACGGAGAAGGTGTAGGGCACCTTGCTCGTATCAATCTCGACGACCTCGACCTCGTTTCCAAGGTCGATAAGCTGTAATGCCATAGCCGCCCTCCTTCCGTCAGCTCACGCCGTTGTAGCTGGCCGTCGCTCTGGTGGCGGGGCCGCTGCTGCTGGCCGGTTTGCTGTTGTAGCTGTTCACATAGGCGGCGTAGGCGCTACTGGAAATGGTCTCCGACACTGTGGTCTTGAGCCCGTCGCTGCTGGTTTTCTTGGTCTGGGCTGTCGAGTAGCTCGTAGGCTTCCCGGTGTCCTGCTGCGTCATCATCGGCATCGCCCCGACTTCGACCACCTCCGAGGAGGAGATGTTGACCTGCTGGAAGGACACCTTGAAGGTGCAGCCCTTCGCGTTCTTGGCCCCGTAGTCGAAAGAGAGGCTTGTGATGACGAGGTTTGCGATGCGGACGCGCCCTGTGTAGGTTACGATGTCCCGGCGGTCTCGCATGGTTTGTAGCGTCTGCTGGCCCTGCTGGCCGCCGATGATGGTGCCGCTTATGGAGAATTTGACCGGGTCTTTTACGACGTGGTCGTTGATGTCTGCGCCGTTCTCGATGGGGTTCGAGGTGACTTTGCTGGACATAGAGACGGCCTCGCTCTGGATGTTACCGATGGTGTCCGGCTCGAACCGCACCGAGCCGCTTTTCCGGCCCGTGATGGTGTATGCCATGCGCTGTCACCTCCTTATGCGTAGGCGTTCTTGATGTTCATGGTGTCGTACTCCTCCTCTCGCATCTCCTTGTAGAGCCGCCGGAACATGGCCTCCGCCTGCGCCATTAGGCTGTCGGCGGTGCCTTGGTCTACGTTCCCCTGCACTTGCAGGGTGAGGCTCGGGGAGAAGCTGCTCGAGGAGTTGATGTTGCTCGATGCGCCGGCGATGAGCTGCTCGCTCTTGTCCGCCGGGATGATGGCCGTGCCCTGCGGGAGGAAGGCGACCTCTCCGCCCTCCTCATTGATGCGCGTCCAGCCGCCTTCAAAGTTGTCGGTGCCTTCCGCGTTTCCGGGAATGGACGTCACGCCGACGCTTACGGACGCGCTGCTCGCGCTGGCCGCCGCCGAGGCGATGCGGTTGAAGGCTGCGACGATGGCGTTCGCCCCGCTCTCCGCAGCCGCCGTCATCCGGCTCCATGCCGTTTCGGCGTCTATTGCCATCGTGGCGTAGGTGCTGCTGGCCTCCGCGCCCATCGTCTTGAGGTTGAGGTCTGTGATGTCCTTGGTCTCGATGATGCTTTCCTGCGCGGTGGCGTTGGCCTCCGTTGCCGCCCCGGTAACGTCCGAGGTGTACTGCGACGTATCGACGGCGAGGCTGACCTCCGTGTTCGCGCTCTCTTGCAGGCCGTTGACGGCTCCGTTGAGCCCTTCGACCTCCTCCTTGCTGTCTTTCGCGCCTCCGAAAAGGCCGGAGAAGAAATTGACGACGGCTCCGACGCCGTCTGCCAGCCAGCCGATGATAGTGCCGAGCACGTCCCCGATGACGCCCAGAACATTCCCGATGACCTCAAGGACAGGGGATAGGGCTTCGAGGATGGGGGCGATGAGCCCGAGCAGCTCTGCAATCGGCGGGAGAATGGCCTCTGCGATGCTCTGAATGACCGGCATAAGGGGCTCGATGAGCGAGATGATGACGTTCAAAATCTCCGTCAGCGGCGGCATAAGGGTCTCGACCAGCAGGCCGAGGATGCTCGCCAGTGGCGGCAAAACGGTCTGCGCGAGGCTGCCGAATACGTCGATGAGCGGTATTGCGGCTTGGAATACCGTGCCGAGGACATCCGTGAGGACAGGCAAAAGGGCCTGCCCGAGCTCCATTATGACCGGCATGGCCTGCGAAAGGCCCTCCGAGAGCATTTCGACGAGGCCGAGGAGCATGGGCTCGATGGTCGGCCACGCCTCGATGATGGTGTTGAGGAACTGCTCGATGACGGGGGTGAACTTCCCTCCGGCGTCCTCCATGAAATTCGTCCAGATGCCGTTGAGGCTCTTGGTGCTGTTGGTGAGGCCGTCCGTCTGTGTGATGGCTGCCTGCTGCACCTTGGAGCTCTGCTCGATGATGGAGGCGAGCCGTACTTGCGCGAGGGTGGCTTCGTCCATTTCGTCGATGTTCTCCCCGAGCCCCATCTTCATGGCCTGTGCCTTGACCGTCGCTTCGTCCAGCTTGACGCCGTACTCTGCGAGGGCCTCGCCGTTTCCTTGGATGCCCTCTTGGATGAGGGTGAGGGCCTCGGTGTCATCCATCGAAAAGGCGTTGCCGAAGTCGTAGGCGAGGGACGTGGTGGTCTTGGACAGCTCCGCCGCCGCGTCGTCTGTGATGCCGAGGTTGGTGTAGAGAGCTTGGTTGCTGACAAGGAAGCCTTGCACCTCCGTGTTGCTGCGGTGAACGGCGTCCGCGTAGTTGTCGGCCCATTCTCCGACGTCTGTGCCGGCGAACAGGTTATCGAACTTCGCGGATGTGTTCTCCCCGAGCTTTGCTGCCTCTACTGCGGCGCTGGCAAATTCCTTGATGGCGTCGGTGGCCGCTTGGATGGCTTCGGTGCTCAAGAAGGCTGCGAGCGCCCCTTTGATGGCGTCCTTGACTTGGTTGCCTGCGTCGCTGCCCTCCGCGCCCATGTCGTCGAGCGCCCGCTCTGCGTCCTTGGCCTCATCCTCTACGTCGTCAGCCGCGTCTGCGGCCCCGTTAAGGGCTTGAACGAGTTTCCCCTTTATGGTCTGTATTGGATGGGTGAAGGCCGTTCCTATGGCCTTTGCGCCCTTTGTGACGTCGTTCTTGAAGCCTGTGAATTGCTTTTGGGTGTAGGCGAAGGCCCCGGAAACGCCGGTGCGGAAGCTCTTGGCAAGCGACTGTCCGCTCTGGATGCCCGCTGCCATCGTCTTCTTGAAGGCCGCGCCGAAGCTGTCGGCCTCCGCTCCCATTTTTCGGAAGCTGTCGCTCGCATCGTCCCCGGCGTCGTCGAAGTCTGCTCCCATCCTCTGGGCGGCGGCTCCGGCGTCCCGTGCTGCGTCCGCGCCTGCCGCGCCCATGTCGCTGATTGCGCGGCTGCAAGACTGTGCCCCAGCCTCTGCCCGGTCTACAGCCTCATCAACGTCGCCGAGGCCGCTTTCCATCTGTTCGATGGCGTTCAAGGCGTCCGACGCTTGGAAGCCTACGCCATAGGTGAGGTCTCTTGCGTCTGCCAAGTTTTCACCTCCTTAAATGCCGAAATAGCCGCCCCCGAAGGGACGGCTATTTCTTTCTGTTGGGGTTCCATTCTCCTTGCCACAGCAAGCGGGCCTCGACGGCTTCCCGGTACTCTCTCAAGTCCATTTCTTTGAGCTCGGAGTAGGTGATGCCGCTGCCGGCGAACACCATGCACCAGAATTCCCTGTTCCGCCGGGCCCGCCGCTGCGCTGCGGCTACGCTGGCCTCACTCTCGAAGAAAGTTCTCGATGGCCTTGATGAGCCCCTCCGGGGTCTTGAGGTCATCCTTCTCATCGAAGTAGGCCATGCCTTCGTTTCTCACCTCGGCGGGCGCGATGACGCAGTTCTTGAACATCCTGTCCATGTACTCCGCGCTCTTGCGCTTTCCGCTGCCGGTGTTCCCACACTCATCGTTGGTCTCGTAGTACCACGACGGAGAAACGCTCTGCAGGGTGAATTCGGTTCCGTTGACAGTTACCTTTTTCTGACGAGCCATATACTTTCGGTAGCCCCTTTCTGATAATGATTTCGGCCTTTCCGGCCAGTTCTTCTTTGCCATCTAAATCCCCGCCTTAACGGTAGTTGAGGTCGGGGATGTAGACGTTGACGGTGACGGTGGTGGGGTCTTTGCTTCTGGGGGTGTCCGGCATCTTGAGGATGCGGCAGTTCTCCTCGCTGACCTGAATGGCGTCGGCGTCGTTGACGTCCGAGACGGAGAAGCGAACGGGACGCCGCTTCGCGCAAATCTCGCGCAGGTACGCAAGGCTCGAAGACGTGCTCATAAGGGGCAGAGCGGCGTTGCCGCTGTTGTTCGCGTTCTCGCTGTATGCGACGTCGCCCTTGGCCCCCACGCTGGGCGTGACGGCGTCCTCATTGTGGGTGAGGGTTACGACGCCGTCTGCGGCAAAGCCGGTGATTACCCGGCCTCCGACGGACACAGTGACCTTCTTGGGGTCGTAGGTGCTGACTTCCGGCATGGTGTGTTCCTCCTTTCACTTACGCGGTGAGGGTGGCCCGCAGGGTGCCTACCACCTTGACGCGGTGGACAGCGCCCTCGAGCAGGGCCTCCCAAGTGATGTCCGGCATCTGGCGGGCGCGGGCCTCCTCATCCGTGGCATCGGCCCGTTTCGGGACGACGACAGAGAAGACGCCTGCATCGCTTTCCGGGTCTCTGGCGATGATGCCGAGGTCGGTGGCCCGGTTGAGGGTCGCGAAGACGGCTCCGGCCACCAGCGCGAAGCCTGCGTCGGTGTAGGGCACCTTCGCATTCTCGAGCAGGACGGCGTAGAGCTCCTCCCTCATGTAGCTGGCGATGTAGTCTGCGCCGAGCTGGTTGTCGATGAATTCTCCGTCGCAGCAGACGCCGTTCTTGACGTACTGCTTCTTGTACTCCTCCGTGAGGAAGTTGACGTTTGCCTCCTCGAGGGCCTCTCTCTGGGCGCTGGTGATTGCAGGCATGGTGATGCCCTGCGGCACCTTGAACTTCCACGTCACGCTCTGCGGGTAGAAGGGGCCGACGTTGCCGAGGTAGGCGGCGTCCGCTTCCTCATCGAGGTTCTCGGTGTCGGTGTAGATGAGGGCGCACCGGCGGTTCTTGACAGCCAGAGAGAGGTTGTCAGTCTGGCCGAAGTAGAATTTGCGGTGGTCTTCCTCGCCTGCGCCGAGCTCCGCCTCTGTCGGCTCCGTGCCCTCCGCCCACGCACAAAGAGCTTTGACGTAGTCGTCTCCGTCTTGGTCGGTGAGCAGCATATACCAGTCGTCGTCGGTCTGGCGGAGGGTCTCGATGGCAGTGATGAGGGCCTCCGCCTTCTCTCCGTCGTCCTGCCCGGTGGGGGGCGCGATGCCGGCGATTTTGACCTTGCGGATGAGGGTGTCTGCGAGTGTGGTCTTGCCCTGCTCAAACAGGGCGCTGACCTTCCGATAGATTTTCGCGGTGGTGCCGCTGTTGGGGTAGTCCTCCGCAACCTCCTCGAGGCTGCGGTAGATGGCGGGGTCTTTGGCCCCGGCGGTGCTCAAGATGAGGATGTCGAGCGCCTCCGAGGGGTTCGGCTTCGCGTCGAGGTTTACGACGACGATAACGTCTTTCGGCATTTGGTTCACTCCTTTTCTTGTTTGGTGACGACGTTTTGGAGGATGTCGTCTCTCCGCTGGTCGTCCTTGGTGTAGCGGACGCGCACGTCAAAGCCATACCGGCGGGCCGCTTCGTCGATGACGAGGGTGGTTCGGTTCCCGACGTTCGTAACCTCCGCGACGACGATGCCCTTGTTGGAGAGGTCGTTGTAGCCGCCCTGCAACAGGTAGCCGATGGCCTTCTCTGTTATGCTCTGGGCTTCATCGTCTCCGTAGACGTATTCCTCGCCGTCCCACCTGTTTTCGGAACAGGCAGTGAAGGAGAAGGTAGCGGAAGGCTGCTCGCGGCGGTTGTCGATGAGCGCCTCGGTGCCGTCTTCGTTCTCGATGACGGTCTGCGTGTGGTCTCCGAGCTCTCCCGTCGATGCGTATGGTGCCGTGACGCTGTAAACGATGAAGGGCACCTCTGCTTCCGGCTGCACTTGGTCGCTCAAGAGGACGGGGAGGCCGAGCGCCGCCGCGAGGCTCGAGACGAGCGTGTTTCTGACTTCAAGGAATGTCATTTCGGCGAGCTCACTCCCTTCTTCTCAACAACATAGCGTTTCAGCGGGTGGATGGGCCCGTGGGTAAGCTCTTGCTTCACGGTATAGACCTGTCCGTCGAAGGTGTCTCGTACCTGCTGCCCGACGGTGAGGCTGTGGCCGTTGGTGTAGAGCTTTTGGCTGTTCTGCGTGTAGGTGCCCGCGATGGCGTACTGCAGGTCTTCGTTGTTGACCGGCATTACAACGCCTTTGAAGGTCTTGGACGTCGGCTTCGTGGGCTTCCACTGGCCTCCGTTCGCTTGGTCGTAACTGCCGCCGGGCTCGAGCTCCTCGATGTCGTGCAGCAGCCCGAGGGGGATGGTGGGCTTTGCGTACTTGAACATGGCTATCCCTCCTCGATTTCGTAGGTGATGGATTGGTAGAGGCGTCCCGTGCTGTAAAGGGGCTTCCCGCTCTTGGTGGTCTCCATTGTGATGCTGCTCTTGGGCGGGTCAATGCCCTTCATGATGTAGGCCTGCGTCATAGCCGCCGCCCGCTCGCCGATGAGGGCCGCCGCCTCTCTGGCGGTTCCTCCCTCGAGGACGATTTTGTCGATGGCTGCCTTGCAAGCCTCCGCGAGTTCGTTCTTCCCGTGGTCGAAGCTGCCTCGAATGAAGCTGCGCTCTGGGATGGTGACGGAAGGGAGGAGAAGGAACAGGAAATTGAATTTCCCGTTCCCCTTGTCCGTAACTCCGAACAGATGCCCTTCCTCCGACGTGATGAAGAAAAGCCCTTGGAAGTCCCTCGGGCTTTTCCCCTCCGCCTCCCGCGAGATGGGAATTGCGAGGTTCTTTACGTTCTTGGCGCGGATGGTCGCCCCGTATTCGTGGACGCCGGCTATCATGAGGAGGTAGCTGTCTGCGTCTCCTTGTATGCCGACGTGGATTTTCAAGGCTTGAAGGGCCTTGAGTTCTGTCTTGATGCGCTCGAGCTCTGGGCGCAGGGTGTCTCTGATAATCGCCACGGCCCACCTCCTCACAAGCGGGTGTAGTAGCCAATGGTCGTGAGCCAGCTCTCTCGCGGGTTCTTGTCGAACGTCCAAGAGACGTCGGAAATGCTGAACGCGGACAGGCCTTGCGCCCCGTTCTGCATGATGGAGAATTCCTGCTGGATAATCCCCCACACCACTCCCTGCAGGTCTGCGGGGAGGGTGCAGGGGTCGTCTTCCGTGGCGTCCTTTGGGAGGACGTAACCGGCGGTGTACTTGACCTCCAAATACCTCGCTGCGAGGAGGAAGTCGTAGGATAAGCCGCCGACGTAGCCCCGGAAAGTCCAGCCGTTGTCCTTGTAGAGGACGCCGATTTCTCCGTCTACGGTGTAGTCGTACTCCTCCGGCGGGATAATGCTTCCGTCGGTGGTGTCCTTGACGTACTCGACATTGATGATGGGCCATTGGAGCAAGACGAGCTCTTGCGTCCCAGAGGCGACGTAGCGTTGTGTGTACTGCTGACGCCCGAGCTTCCGGCCTGTCATTCGCTCAATCCACGCCGAGGCGTAGTTGATGAGGTTCACGAGCATGGCGTCTCGCTGCTCATCCACGTCGTCCGGGGCGATGCCGAGCATGATTTTCACGTCCTCGAGGGTGGTGAGGGCGTTGTTGGCCAGCTTTGCGCTCATAGGTTCGTCACCTCCTGTCGGAAGGGAAAGAGGGCGGCTACTCGCCGCCCTCCTCGACCTTCTCGGTGTTCTTCTTGCCCTTGCCCGCGCTGCCGGTGTCCTTGGTCTCCGTCACCGGGGCCGCCTTCTTATTGCTCTCGGGGCGGGGCTGCTTATACACTCTGGACATAGCCGTCTCCCTCCTTACACCGGCTGCACGTTCTTGTCGCCGAGGGCGATGGCGCAGGTGGCGGTGCAGCTCGGGGAGGTTCCGCCGGTGCACTCCACGGCGACGGTGGCCTTGATGAACTGCTTGCAGCCCACGAGGTCAATGTCGATGTTGTGGAGCTCGCTGCCTGCGGGGTCGGCCTCGATGGTGACCGCGCCGGTGTCGTCGGTGGTCTTGCCGGGCACAACGAGCTTGTCGGCGACAGGGGTGTAGCTGCCGCCCTCGGTATCGCACTCGGTAAACGTCACCTTGACGGTGATGCCGGTGGGGGTGCCGGTGGCAGCGCCGAGGGAGACGCCCAGCACGGCAGAGAGGTAGCCCTCTCTGTCGATGGCGTCGCCGCTGGTGTAGGGCTGCACCTTCACGTTCTCAAGAAGTTCTCTTTTCATGCTGCTGTTCCTCCTTTGGTGTTATGCGCCTTCGCCTTACGCGATGGCGACATTCTTGACGACGATGAAGCTCTCCGCATGGCGGGCCGCGATGTCCACATACATGAGGGCGCGGGTGGCGGAGAGGTTCTCCTCGAAGGCGTTGTGCTGGACGCCGTTCTCATCCGTCCAAGAGCCGTCGAGGGTGGTGTAGGTCTCGAGGCCGAGCTGCTCGCCCACGAGGAGGTCGGCCCAGTTGCCGAAGATGATGGTGGTCTTGTTGCTGGCGGTCTCAATCTGGTTGGAGACCTTGTAGGGGAAGCCCAGCAGTTTGCCGCCGTTCATCTCCTCGCGGTAGATGTACTCGCCCGTGGTGGTCTTCATGTTCTTGAGGAAGCCCTCGACGAAGCTGTTGAACGTCCAGCCGAGGCCGAGGTCGTCCACGTTCTTCGCCAGTACCTTGGACACAAGCCACACGGGGAAGTCGGCGGTGATTTTGCCGTCTGCGCTGGCGAGCTCGGTGTTGTTCAGCGCGGTAGCGTCAACGGTCTCGACCTCCTTATTCTTGGCGATGCCGAGAGGCTGGAATTCGCCGCCGCTGCCGAACATACCGCCGTAGTCGAGGCCCAGCTCCATGCGACGGGTGAGGTCGTTGGCGAAAAGGGCGTCGGCGGAGTAGTTGGTGCTCATGAGCAGCTCGCGGGTCTGGGGCACAATGGCCTCGAGCCGCTTCGCGCTCATTTTGATGTTGCCGAAGGTGGGCTGGCTCTTGGCAATCTTGCGAGCCTCGCCGCCCCACGTCGCACGAGCGCCGGAGGTCATCTTGGGGATGTTGAGGTTGCCGTTCGCCATAGGCACCTTGCGAGCGCCGAGCTCGAAGATGACGGTCTTGGCGTACAGCATCTCGATAATCTCATCGAGGTAAATCTCCGGGATGAGGTAGCCGCCGGAGCTGGGGGAGGTGGCGGACATGGCCTTGAATTCGCGGGCCATAGCCTCATCGCCGTAGTTCTTCTTGGCGTAGTAGGCTGCGGCCTCGGGGTCGTGCCGGCCAAAGACGTCCAGGCACTTCACAGCGCGGGCGAGCTGCACGTCGGCGGGGATTTTCTTCTTCTCGACGGTGACGACTTTGCGGGGCAGATAGATGTCCGCGTACTTGCGCTGCGCGGGGGCTGCGGTGCGCTTCTTAGTCTGGCGGGTGGCGGTGGTCTTGGTGGCCTTGCCCTCCGCGACCTCCTCCTCGGACTTCTCCTCGGTCTCGGCGTCGTCGGCCTTGGCCTCCTCCTCGGCGGTAAGACCGTCAAGGATGGCGGCGGCCTCGGCGATGATTTCGTCGGGAGTAATCTCCTCGGGCACCTCCTCACCGGCCTCCTTGCGGGCCTTGCGTTTCTCGGCGGCAGCTTCGACGGCCTCCTCGATGACGCTCATGACGTCCATGCCCTCACCGGCGGTCTCCTCGGCGGGCGGAGTGTCTTCCTTCTCCTCGCCGAGGCACTCGGCGACGGCGGCCTTCACCATCTCCTTGAGGTCGTCTGCGCTCATCTTGAGAGACTTGCCGCTGGGAGTGTTTTTGTTGTTCATAGCCATTGTTGGTGTTCCTCCTTTAGAGTGTGATTTCAATGGTGGGTTGGGTCGGGGCTTTCTTGAGGCCCCGGATGGGATAACGCTTGCGCGACTTTGCTTTCTCGCCTTCGACCTCGGAAATGAGGGCGTCGAGGGTCTTGGCTGCCTTCTTCATCGTCTCGCTCGCCTCTTTGAGGGTCTTGAGGCGGGCAGAGCTGATTTTCCGGCCTTCCTTGACCTCTGCGGCTGCGTCCTCGGTGAGCTTCACGGCCCTGTCGGCGGTCTCTGCGGCCTTGTAGCCGATGACCGTCGCCTCGGGGTTCATGGCCCACGTCACGACGCTCACCTCCCAGAGCTTTACCTCCCGGAGGTGCCGGATGCCCGTTTCGTCGTAGTCGAATACGATGGGGTCGTACCCGATGGACAGCTCATTGAGGACGCCGTCTTTCAGCAGCACCTTGACGTCGCGCCCCATCGCGGTGTCGCTGATTTTGGCCTTGATGTAGAGGCCCTTGCTGTCCTCTCTGACTTCAAGTGGGCGTCCGATGGGGAGGAGGCTGTCGTTGTGTAGCGCGAGTATCTTAACTCGCTCAAATCCTTCGGCGATGGTCTTCGTGAAGGCTCCGGGCTCTACGATGTCGCCGCCGTCATCGACGTTGCCGAAGACGGAGCCGTAGCCGGAGAAGATGCCTTGCTCCTCGTCATAGTCGTCCACGTTGAAAAGCAGGGTTTTGTACTCGGTCTTCCGGCCCTGCTGCTTCGCCCCTCGGGCGAGGGATTTCTCCCATGCGGTAACTCCCGCCTTGGGAGAGTAATAATTCGGCGAGACGCGCAGGTTTGCCAGCGCGAGCTTCGCCGCTATTACCGGGTCTTCTGCGACGATGTTGGTCGCCGCATCCTTGGTGCCGTGTCTGGCGGCCTCAACGGCCATTCCAGCGGCCAAAGCCTCGGGGCGTATCTTTTCCCCTTCGAGGTCTACGCCGATGTTTCTGGCGGCCTCTGCGGCTTGCTGTGCGGTATATTCCATTGAGCTACCTCCTAAAAGTTCGGGGTGCATACGCACCGGCAGTTTATAACTTCGTCCGCCGGGCCGTCCGGGTCTCTGGGGAACCGTAGGCCGTTGGAGAATTTCGCGTCGATGGGTACGGTCTCTCCGTCCATGCGCCGGTGGTCGCGGCGGTAGTCCGGCGTGATGCTCATGTGGTGCCACGTCTTGGTCTGGGCTCCGGCGTTCACCATCATGTCGTACTGGCCCGTCGAGAGGCTTGTCATGGTCTCTTGCTGGGCGATGAGCCGGGCCCGCTTCTCATTGGTGTTCATTTCCTGCATGATGCTGTCCGCCATGACCTGTGTGCTGTCGCCGTTCTCGATGCCGTCGGCAACGATGCGGGCGATTGCATCCTTCGTGGTCTGGGTGACGTTGGTGACGCGCCTGCCGCCGCGCAGCTTCGCGGTGCTGATAAGCTCGGGGCGCTGTACACCTCGGAGCCCGTAGAGCTCTTGGGTCTGCTTCGCCCCGGCGGTGTACGCTTCTTTCCACAGCGGTTCAAAGACTTTGTTGAGAACGTCCGTCTCATTCGGCCAGTCGATGAGGCTCCCGACAAACTCGTCCATGAGGGCCTTCCGCTGCTCCTCCGTGAGCGCCTCCCATGCCTCCCGGTCTACCTGCCCGGTCTCGGTGATGTACCTCTTGAGGGCGTCCCACGCCGTCGAGGATGCCTTCTCGGTAGCACCGAGGGCGCTGCCGATGCGGCGGGCCTGCTCCCGAAAGTATTTCATGGTCGCAATCTCGAAGGCCGTGGTACTCTGCCGGGCCGCTGCGTCCTCGCTGCGGATGATGGCCCGGAGGCTGACGCTCTTTTTTTGCTTGCCGCCGAAGGCCGTGATTTCAACGGCGTCCGGGTCGGCTGGCGGCTCCTCAACGTCGATTTCCTCCGCGCCGCCGGTCTCTGCGGTTGCGGGGTCTCCGTACTGCAGGTTCGCCATACTGCTGCTCACGCTGGCCGGGTCTTCGTTCGCCCTCATGTAGATGTCGGAGAAGGTCGTCTTGTAGACGTCCCCGCCCACCTCTGCCGGGGGCATATCGAGGAGCTCGCGGGCTTCGTCCTTGGTGAGGAGCCCGGCGTTCCATCCGTCGATGCCCTTCATCTTGTCGAATTCTTGGTTCCGGGGAACGATGTCGTCATAACGCCACAACAGCCCCTCTCCGAACATCGGGAGGAGCTGTTGATTGATGGCCTCCTCGCGCCGGCGAAGGCGCGGCATAAGGACGTTTTGCGCGTAGATGTATTGGGCTGCCTCTGAGGTGGCCCGGTTGCTGCTCTCGGTGATGCCCATGATTTCACGGGGGACGCCGAAATGCTCGAGTGTCGCGTTGCGGATGAAGGTTCTGCCATTCACCATGTCCATGTCCTTCATGCTCTCTGCGACCTTCTGGATGCTGATGTCGCCGCCGGTGGTGGCTATGCCGTGGCTCTTAAAGACGCCTTTGAACCGTTCCAGCCATTCAGCGCGGAACCGCTTGCGCTGTTCGTCACTGCTGCCGGGCATGGAGACGATGATGTTCGGGGTGGCGTCGTTGTAGAAGAACCGCTTTTGAAACTGCGCGGCGTATTCGTCGATTTCCACTTCGTCGGCGATGGCCTCCGCCTGCCCGAGGCCCCGAAGGAAGGGGTCGAGCGGGTTGATGTCCTTCATCACGAACATATCATCCACGCTGACTTCCATGATGCTGCCGCTGGTGGTCTTGACTGTGTAGTAGGGGTGCCCGAGGTACGGCGTCATCATCACCCAATGGGTCGGTACCGGCCAAAGCTCTGCCGGGCGGCCTGCGGGGTCTTTCTCGATGACGAAGTAGCCCTCGCCCTTGAGGAGGAGGTAAATCTCCTCGAGCCGCCACAAGGCTGCTGCCGAGAATTCGTGCAGGGGGTTCGGCTGCGCCCAAAAATTGAGGAAGCTGTGCCGGGTGATTTCGCTCTCCTCGCCGTCGCTGCCTACGACGTAGAGCTTGCCGGTGGCAAAGGAAAGGTCGGACGCGATGCGCTCCACCACGGAGAGGCGCGGGCTCTTGGAGAACATCTTAATCCAGTCGTAGGTGTTCCGCTCCGGCGGGCGCGTCCACCTCGGTATCATGGCATTTCCCTCGGCGCGGCTGAATTGGTCGCTGGGAAGCTGCCTCCGCCTGTTAAACAGGGGCATCGCGGTTCACCTCGCTCTCTGTTTGGTCTTTCATTGGTCTCCTCCTTAATCGCTCTCGAGGCTCCACGAGAGCATATTGTCCGCCGCCGTGGTGATGAGCATTGTCACGGCGTCCGGGGCGTCGTCGTGTTCGTTCGGCCCCCGGATGGTGTAACTGGTGAAATGGTCGTAGAACTTCTCGTAGTCGCTGCCGTGCGCGTAATCCTGCCGGAAGTGTACGCGCTGCTTTATCTGGCCGCTGGCCGTGAGGATGCGGGTCTCCTTGTTCGTGCTGGACGGCACCGCCTCGATGGCCGTGAAGCCCTTGGCCTTCTCGCGGATGCTCTTGGCGTACAGCCGCCCGCCTGCGTTGCTCTCGATGCGGAACCGCTGTACTTTCCAGTTGTCCAGCGCCCCGAGGGTGAGGGGCTCCGTTATCTCCGCTTGGTCTTGGGTATATATCACGTCCACCACATAGATGTCGTTGCCGAAAAGGTAGGCCACAATCATGCAGTAGTAGTCCTCGCCGGTGTCTGCGACGTCTGCAACGGCTATCACGCCGTCCGGCGTCCTTCCCCGTATGTCTTCCATCTCGAAGTAGTTGAGGGCCTCTGCAGGGAACAGGAGGCCTTCTGCGGGCCTCGGGTCTTGCTGGTAGAGGCTCATGAAGACGTGGGGGTTGCTCTGCTTTGCAGACAGCAGCCGGGCGAGGCTGTGACGCTCCGGCCAAAGTGCTTCGCCTTCGTGCCGGGGGTCTATGTCGGTGGGGTCGCCCTCCTTGATGGCTTGGAACTTGACGACTTCCCATTCGCCCGGCTCGCGCTTGAGGATGACGCCGGCGAGGTCGTCTTGGTGCCAGCGCGTAAGGGTGATGAGCTGGCGGCTGTCGTTGTGCAGGCGGGTGGTGGCGACGGTGTCGTACCAGTCTTGGATGCTCCGCCGCACCGTGGGGCTCCATGCGTCCTTCGGGTCTTTGTACGGGTCGTCGATGATGAGCACGTCGAGGGCGCGGCCCGTTAGGCCACCGCCTATGCCGACGGTGACGAGGCCGCCTTGCCGCCCTACTATCTCGAATTCGTCCGAGTTGCGGAGCCAAGAGCCGACGGCTGCGCGGATGTTCGCGGTGTTGAGGCGGGTCTCCGGGTAAAGCCCTGCGTATTCCCGGCTGTCGATGATGCGCTGCACGTCCCTGTTGAACTTCGATGCGAAGTCGTGGTTATAAGAGACAAGGCCCGCCCGGAGGTCTGGGTTGTCCCCGAGCATCTTGGCCGGGAGCCTGCGGCTGCACAGCTCGCTCTTTCCGTGCTGCGGCGGCATGAACACCATGAGCTTTTTAATCCTTCCGGCGGCAAAGGCGTCCAGCTTCGCCGCATAGCTGACGTGGTGCCAGTTTTCGATGTAGAGGGGGTTGGTGTACTTCGTGAAGTCGATGAGGCTCCGCCGGGCGAGCTCCATCTTCGCGGCGCGGGCGATTTCCCGTAGCTGCGCCTTGGTGTATAGCCTCTCGCGGGCGTCATTCTTCCTCATCGTCGTCACCTCCGTCCATGCTGGCGAGCTTGCGGAGGTCTGCGTCCGTCAGCTTCGACCAATCTATGCCGCCGTCCGCCGCGCCCTGCTGCCCGCTGCGGGCCGGGGTGCCGGTGGGCTGCAAGAAGCCCGCCTCCTCGAGGAGGTTGCCGCGCTCGAGCTTCGCGCCCTCCACAATGAGGCGGATGATGGCGTTGGCGTCGAGGTCTTCGACGTTCAGCCTGTCGAGGGCCTCGGTGGCCTTCTTCTGCATGAAATAGCCGGTCTTGCGCTGGCGCTTCCGGGCCTCCTTGAGGTCTTTGGCTGCCTCTGCTCGCTCTTGGCGCTCGAGGTCGTTGTCATAGGCTCGGGCCCGTTCTACCCATTCCCATCGGCTGCTCCACCTGTCCATGAGGTTCTTGCTCTTGCCTAACTTCCGCCCCACCTTGGCCGTACTGCGGCTTGAGCCCATATCGCGGTAGATGGAAAACGCCTCGAACGCCTGCGGGGTCTCTCCCTTTTGCCGTTCCCACGGGAGGGCGGCCTCGGGCTCCGGGCGTCTCTTTGGCATTCCCATCCCTCCCTTATCGCTTTATCGCGTATCTGTAAATGACATCCCCGTTCTCATCCTTCCCATCCGGCACAAGGACGCCGCCGTAGGCTCTGGCCGGGCTGGTGCCCTTCTTGGTGTCGTTCCAGTTGGAGCGCAGCCATTGGGCCATCGTGGTGTCGTACAGAAGGGCGCGGGCCTTGTTGCTGCCGGTGTTGTAGCCGCAGGCCCCCACCCAAGGGAAGTCGAAATACTTGTTGATGCTCTCCATCACGTCGGAGAAGGTGACGAAGCCCTTCTCGCGGGCGATGATGATGGCGTTCCCGATGTTGCCGGTCTGGCTGACGCCCCATTCCGGCGGGACGCCGCAGCAGTTGCAGGCGTCGTTGCATTCCCGGCAAAAAGCGTCGGAAACGTGGAAGCGCATCCCAAGGCTGTGCGTGAGCTCCCGCATCCTGTGGATGATGGGGGCCTTGATGGCCCGGTTCAGCCTCTTGTAGCCCTGCTGCTTGCTGTTCTCCATGTAGAACTGATGGATGTCGTACCCGAGCACCTCGCTCATCGCCGCGTATCTGGCCTTGAGCCTGTCGTCGGCCCGGCTCTCCATGCAGAAGAATTCGGTGGTAACGCTGTCCGCGCCCGCCTCCTTCGCCGCCCGGATGAGCGTTGGGTAGTCCTCGCTGCATCCGATGATGAAAGGCCGGAGCCGGAGCGTGACGTGGATGCCGATGTCGGCGAGCCTCTTGATGACTGCGAGCCGCTCTTGCGGCGACGGGACGCCGCGCTCAATCTTCCGGGCCTTCTCCGGGTCTGCGGTGATGATGCTGATTTTGACGTGCCAGTTGTGCGTGTGCCGGGCGAAAAGCTCCATGTAGCGGCTGTCCTCCGTCCACCACGCCGCCTTCGTCGAGAAGGATAGCGGGTAGTCGATTTTGTCAAAGTAGCGGAGGAGCTCGAGGGTGACGCCGTTCCGGCGCTCGTATTCGTCGAATTCGTCCGCGAGGCCGCCCCACTGCATGATGCGCCGGTCTTGGATGTACTTGAAGAATTGCACGTCCGTCTTGTTCGCCGCTGCGGTGTTGTTGACCGCCGCGTTTTCAAACAGAGCGATGACCTTCTCCGGGTTCACGCTGCGCGGCTGGCCGGTGAGGTAGCCTTTGGTGGTATGGCTTTTCTGGAAGAACGAGAAGCAGTAGAGGCAGTTATAGGAACACCGGCTGTATGTGTCCATGCTCATCGGCATGGAGCGGTCCGGGATTTCCATGCTCCACCGGGGGCTCGTATAGTTTTGCTTGAGCTTTTCCATCTGCCTCACCTCTTTCCGCGCTTTACCATGAGCACCTCGCCGGGGCGCTTGGGGTTCAGCTTGAGGATGTCCGGGTACTTGGCGACGAGCAGCTCCGCCACGCGGATGACGCCGCTCTTGTCCTTCCATGCGTCTTCGCATCCTCCCTTGGAGTAGTGCAGCGCGTCGCAGGCGAAACGGTCTAACCGTATGCAAGCCCCGTACTTTCGGATGATGCGGCAGCACAGCTCATAGTCCTCTTTCGTCTGGAGCTCCTCGCAGAAGGTGATGCCCGGCGTCGCCACCATGCCGATGAGGGTTCCGACGCAGATGGCCGCCTTCTTGTAGCCGCCCCGCATGAAATAGGCGTTGGCGACGGGGTAGAGGCCGAAACAGATGGTGCGGTTCTTCTGGGCCGTCGCAAAGCCGAGCTTGCACATCCGCTCAAACTTCTCGAGGGTGTCCAGCGGCACGAGCCCGAGGTCTTCCATGACGACCTGCTTGATGTCGTCGTCCATGAAGACGACGTTGGTGCCCTCCGGCACGTTCAAGAGGATGGTGTTTCTGTTCCCGGCTGCGGTGCTGGCCTCCCGGTACAAGAAGGTGCCGACGCGCTCGTTCAAACCGCTGCGCGTGTATGCGTCCCGGTCTTCCTCCGTCTGGACGCTCAAGATGCGCCGCTCCTTGGGAAAGCCGAGGCTATCGAGGTAATCGAGCGTCCGGGAGGCTTCCGGCCTCTTGTAGCTCGCAATTCCCACATAAAAGTCCATGCCTCACTCCTCCATTCTGATGACGGTGGTTTTCTTCCCGGCCTTGGCGGTGGCGTCGTAGCCCATGCGGTCTATCCACCTCTGGGCGTCCCGGCTGCTGCGGAAAGTGAGCGTCACTACCCACGAGGCCCCGAGGAAGTCCGGGTCTTCGTCTTCTTCGTCCTCCTCATCGTCATGCCATGCTGCCGGGTCTTCGACGTCGTCGTTTTTGGCGAGGATGAGGGCGATTTCCTGCCCGGTGAAGCCCGTGACCTTCGCCTCCTCGAGCTCGTACTCTTGGAAGATTTCTTCCAGCCGGGAATAGTCCCACTGGCCCTTGATTTTGTTGAGGGCCACGTTGAGGAGCTTTTCTTCCTTCTCATCAAGGTCTACCACGCTGACCTCTGCGCTGGTGTAGCCGAGGTGCTGCAACACGGCGAGGCGCTGGTGGCCGCCTACGATGTGGCCGGTGCGCTCATTCCAGACGATGGGCTCGACGTTTCCGAACGTCTCTATGCTGTTCTTGAGCCTCTCGAACTCCGGCATATCCGGGGTGAGGGCGACGCGGGGGTTATAGTCGGCGGGTATCAGCCGCGAAAATTCAATTTCTTGTATCTTCATAGCTGTCGCCCTCCATGTGTATCACGAGGTTCCGGCCTCCCCTCGGGAAGCCCCTCTCGATGCCCTCGCCCTCGAGCCACTCCTCTGCGGCCTGCCGGGTCGGGAAGGAGAGGTAGATGCTGAATTCCCCGTCGTCCTCCTCGGTGTCGTCGCCGTCGTCGTCTTCCTCCGGCTCCGGGTCATCTTGGTAGAGGTCTGTGGGGTCTTCGTCCTCACCTCCGAAAAGGGTCTTGAGCTCCCCGTCGGAGTAGCCGGTTGCGAAGATGTCCTCTGCGCTGAATTCCTCGAACAGGTCTTGCAGTTTTTCGTAGTCCCACTGACCTTCGATGCGGTTCAGTGCGACGTTGAGCAGCTTTTCCTGCTTTTCGTCGAGGTCTACGACTGCCGCCTCTGCCTCCGTGTGGCCGAGGTCGAGCAGGACGTTGTACCTCTGGTGCCCGCCGACGAGGTTGCCCGTCCGAAGGTTCACGACGAGCGGCTCCACGAGGCTCCACCGGCTGATAGATGCCTTGAGCGCCTCGTATTCCTTTTCACCGGGCTTGAGCTGCCGCCTTGGGTTGTAGGCCGCCGGTTTCACGTCTGCGAGCTTGATGCGCTTGATGTTCACGCCGCTTTCCTCCTTTCTGGCATGAAAAAAGGCCGCCCCGGTTTCCCGTGACGGCCTTGGTGCCCTTTGCTGCTGCGGCTATCCGCAATTTCGCATTGTAGGTATTATAGCACAGGCAAAATTCACACGCAAGGTTCGCAAATTCGCGGCTGAAATTCACATTGACGCCTGCGAGCCGTAGAGGAGAACCGCGACGGCCCGCACCAGCCTTCCACGCTGCTTCCAGAGCTGCGTGTTGCCGCATTTGAGGTCAGCGGCGATGTCGTCGTCCTCGAGCCCGTCGATGTACTTGGCCTCGACGGCGGGGTAGAAGGGGTCGTCCTCGATATGGGCGAGCGCCTTCTCGAGCGTCTCTATCTCGTACTCATCCGCCGCTATGGTGGCCTCGAGGTCTTTGATGATGGCCTCGAGCATCTCCTCCGGGGTGAGCCGGTAGCCGGTGCGGCTGAACCGCACAATGCTCTTGCTCCGCTCCGGGGCCCCGTGGGTCTTGATTTGCTCGAGCTTCTCCTTGTCATCCTCGACCTTCTGGCGCAGGACGGGCAGGGCATAGAGCCTGCGCTCGGTGGCCTTGTAGGCGTCCTTTGCGATGCTCATGCCCTGTGCCCGGCCTGCGTTCACGGCCTTCTGGATGATGGCGTCAAAGTCCGGCCAGTTGTTCTTCCCCATGTTGACCGCCTCCTTTTCGTATGGGGTGGCCCCTCTCAAAGAGGCGGCCTGCTGTTATTCTTCGTCCGGGAAGGGGTAGTCGTCGTCATACCCTCCGGGGGCGTTGTCCCGGCGCGGGCCCCCGAGGAATTGCACGTCGTCCGCGATGCACTCGGAGACCGTGCGCTTGTTTCCATCCTTGTCCTCGTAGCTGCGGTTGTGCCAGCTCCCGATGACCGCCGCCTGCCGTCCCTTGGTGAGGTAGCGGCAACACAGGTCTGCGGTGTTCCTCCACGCGATGACCGTGATGTAGTCGGTGACGCGGTTGCCGTCCTTGTCCTTGTGGTCTCTCTCGACGGCGAGCGTGAAGCTGCAAGTCGTCACGCCGCTGCGTGTGGTGCGCCGCTCGGGGTCTCGGGTGAGGTTCCCGATGAGGATTACTCTATTCATGCTGGTACTCCTTCTCGATGAGCTCGGCGAGGCGCTTTCTGACCTGCTGCAGGGTGAGGAGCTTCTTCCGGGCCTGCTTCGTGGCCGTCGGCATCATGGCCGCGAGGCCGGGGGACAGTGCATTGATGACCGCCGTGGAGCCCTCCGGGGGATTGGCGGCCCGCTCTGCTGCTGCGATTTCGACGTCGAGGTCGGCCAGCAGCTTCGCGTCGCTGATTTGGGTGGGCAGGATGGCGGGCGGCGTCTGCTGCCGCCCTGCGAAAATTCCGCGCTTCTTCTTCATGGTCTTGGTCTCCTTTCATCCGACGTATTCTTTCGGTGGGGTCTCGTACTCCTCGCCGATTTTCTTCCAAAGATGGAGGCAGTACGGGTGCCTGTTGACGTACTCGCTGCGGGGCGGGTGGAACTGGACGACGCACTCCTCCTCTCCCCAGCAGATGTCCTTCACCATGCACATCCCCTCCCATGTGGGGCACCGGCGGGCTAGGCTGACGCTGACGTGCTCCCAGCCGCCTCCCCA